ATAGGTAAAGGTGAGCGTGGCAACGGTCTGCCCGCCGCTTCCGCCTTCCTTGTAGGTGACGGTGGCGAGGTTGTTGGTCGTGCTGACGTAGGCGAGGGCAACGTGGTCGTGCTGCGGGATGTTTAGACCGGCGATGTTTCTGACGGCTACGTTGGGGGAAAATGCCATAAATTAAACCGCTGCTTGCGGGCCTCCGAGTTGTTGACTTTGCGCCATCTGCTGGAGCGCGGGCTGGGCGCCGACTCGGCCGATGACGGCGTTTTGTTGCTGCTGGAGCTGGAACTGGAAGGCCTGGGCGCGGGCGTCGATCATCTTTCTGAAGATTTCGTCGGACTGATACCGCTGCTGAACGGCCGGGTTGCTCTGGATGATGGTCTGCAAGGTCTGCAAGCGGACTTGCGCGTTCTGGCCTCCCTCTTTGAGCGGGGGCTCTGTGCCAGCGGCGATCTTGGCGAATGCGCTTTGCTCGTCTTCCTGCTCGGCTGCGGTGGCGGCGCCGATGTCTTGAACGAGCATGCTGGCCATGTTCGGGTCGATGGCTTGGAACATGTATTGGATGAGGCCAACGCGATCTATGACTCCGAATGAATCCATCGGGACGAGGATCTTGGCTAGGTAGTCGAGCTTTGCGCCGAGGGCTTCGGCATCGAGAAGTCTCGCGTCAAACTCGGCAGTGATGTCGAATCGCCCACGGATGTCTTGTGGGCTTGAGCTGAACGCCAGCGATGCGTTGCCGGTGACGCGAGAAACTTCTTCGGGCGTGAGATACTGCTGCGCCAGCGCCATCGTCTGGATGATGCAGAGCTTCATATCCAGCAGCCACGAATCGACCATCTCCTGTGTGTGGATCATGGCCATCTGCGGCGGGACACCATCGGCCATGCGGCCGAAGTAGTTGTTCACGTCAAATCTGGTGGCGTTCTCAACCTCGATGCTACCGGAGTCGGGGCGCGGCGGGTCCATCCAGCCGATCTCGCCGGGGCGGCGCTCGGGCACTTGGACACCGGGGCCGAGGACTAGGTCAAACTTGCCGCGATTGGCCGGCACGCGCACGGGCGGGAGGATGCTAATGGAGGCGCGGTCGGCGCGGTAGTCGCGCTGGATCTTGATTTCCTCTTGGGCGGTCTGGACTAGCTCGGGGATGCCACGGCTCTCCAAGAGCGGGCGGGTGGCGCGCTCGCGGGGCATCTCGACGAAGGGATACATGCCGTGGGCGTATGGCAGCAGCTCATGGACGGCGGCCTTGTCAGGAACGTGGTAGCTAATGACCGAGCGGGTCACGCGGACGGCATCGGTCTTGGGGTCATTCTCTTTGCGGAAGACGTGCCAAATTTCAATCATGTCCCGCAGTTGCTCAAAGAGGAACTGGTCGGTGCGGTGAAGGTTAAGGTGGATGCGCTTGAGTTGCCCCTTGTGCTTAACGGCCTCCTCAACCCAATCCTCATCCCATCCCTCGACAGCGGCCCGCTCGCGCAACTCCACTTCATTGAGTAATTCTCTGCGGGCAACGAACGCGGCGCGCTGGAGAGAGAAGGTCTGGATGGGGAAGATGACATCCTCCCACGCTTCTAGAGCGGTCCAGACGGGCTTAGATTCAAAAATGTAGGGGCTTTCCCACTCGACTTCACCCTTGTCGCGCAGGGCGCGGACCTTGGAAACCTTGCCCAACTCGGGGATAACCTGGCCAAGCAACTCGGCAGCAGTCTCCTCTTGCAGCGGGTCCATGACGATCTCCAAGAGGGCGGCGAGGTTGGGGTCTTGCGACTGCTCCACCATCATCTGGGCTTCCTCTATCGTGAACCGCTTGATCTCGGTGCGGGTTGTCTGCTGCCAATCAACAGCCATGATGGCCAAGCCATAGGTCTCGCGGAACTCAGCGGCCAAGCGGACCTCACGGCGCAGATCATCCAAGCAATGCTGGAACATGAGCCACTTGAGGACGGTCTCGGCGGCGTTGCGCTTGTCGAGGTCCATGCTCTCCACCGGCTGGACTTGGATGCGGCTCTTGAAGAAGGCGTTTGTTAAGATAGCGCAATGGTCCCGAATGATGTTGTCGGCCAAACGGACGCGCGTATCGGCTGCCCCGTCCCATGGCCAGGGCTGGCGGCCCATGGCGCCGGCGTGTTTGCGGCCGTCTTCCGACTGCCCCGGCCAGACGCAGTAACGGGTGTTCCAGTTGCGCAGCTTACGCTGAACGTATTGGCTGCCGTCCGCATCGGCTTGGTCGATGTCGGTCAGGATCTCGCTGATCTTCTCGCGGTCGGGGGATTCGATCATGGACAGATGCCGGTAATTGCGGAGGGGCGGAAGCCGACCATTGTTTTGCGAGGGGTGTAGGGAACGGTGGTTTCGGGATGCTTCTTGGCGAACCAGTCGCGGAAGGACTTGTCGTGCCAGCAGCCATTCTCGACGGCATGCCATGAATGCCAGACATCGGCGTCCACGCTCATGGTGTGCTGTCCGACACCCTCGATGGCACAATGCTCCAAACGAGCGTTGGCTTCCGCGATACGGCTTTGTCGCACACCGGAGAGGACCGCCGAGGCGTTCCATCCAGTGAGCAATTCTTCCTTTACTGCGTGAGCCAGATCGTCGCCGAGATCGGTGACAAATTCTGACCAGAGCGTATTTGACATCCTAACTGCTGCGGCCCCCGAAAGAGCCGCAGAGTGTTAAGACGTAGTCTTAGAGGTTCGCCAGCTTGTTCACGCTAAAGAAGAAGTGAACTTCTCCCGCGTTGAGGGCCGACAGACTCTTTGCGGACATCGCCGCAAACGAGGCGGCAACCGTGCTGGCGCTAGTAGCGGTCAGCGGGGCGGTCGCGGTGTGTGCTTTGTAAAACACTTCCGTTCCGTTCACGTTTGTCTCGGTCGCGCTGATGAGAGCGGAGCCGGCGGCATTGGTGGTAACGGCGGTCGTGTTGAACGCGGCGTCGGTCGTGTCTTGAAACGGCGTGACCAACTTGTAAGCGCCCGAGTGAACGACATCGCCAGCGGCGAGCGCAACTAGGGTGATGGACTGTGCCGTGTTGGCGGTGGTCTCAGTCAGGTCAGCGTGCGTGACGATGGCCTTGTGAGTGTAGCCGGAAGCGGCTTTGGTATTTGCACTAAGTTCGTAGACTTTCATGGTAATTATTTCTCCTTGTTAGGTGTTACTAGGAAGTCGCGTGGAACTTGCCGAGGGACTTCGGATTCCAGCAGACGAGCGCGCAGATGGCGTCGATGAGACCGCGAGGTCCACCGCCCTGGTCTTCCAACTCTTGGAAGCGGGGGCGACGGCCGTAACGCAACTCGATCATGTTGGGATCAAGCAGGTAGCCACGGCGAAGCTGGGTGGCTTCGTTCTGGTCCTTCGCGTTGAACAACGAGGGCAACAGGCTGATTGTGCCGAAGTCGCCTTCAAAGGTGTCCACCTTCGCAGTGATCTTCCGAGCCTCTGTGGGCTGGGTGAACGTGCGGATGGACAACTCTTGGGCGCTGTCGGAACCAGTGGCGAAGCGGGTGAACTCGGTGAACTTACGCTTCAGCTCAGGTCCGCAAACCAAGACCATCGTGTTGATCTGACCAGTGACCGTGTAGATCGACTGGAGCATGCTCTGCACGTTGGCTTCGGTGAGCGAGGCCATGGCGGTGTTGTTGATGCTGGCCGCAGGGGTGCGGAAGCTCTCGGGGCAGGGCAAATCAGATTGCGCTGAACTGCTGATCCAGGAACCGAGGCCGCGAGTCTTAAACGGCGTTGCGCCGCTCTGCTCTTGGCTGTCGTTGTCGGAGGCGATAGCGGATTCCAAATCACGCGCGATTTCAACCAACGAGCGGGAAACGCCACGAGCCATTTCTTTCTTCTTACCAACGCCGGCGATGTTATCGACGTTCTGCGCAAAGTCATCGACCTTGATGGAACGGCGGAACTTCTGGGCGCGGCCTGAAAGGAGGGCGCGGTTTTTGGCGGGATCGTCGAACGTGGAAACGTCGGCGTTGGTGAGGACGCCGGCGAACGACGGATCGTTGTAACTGTCGGCTTGCCATGAAAAAACCGAGCCATTGGCTAGGTCAGAACCCTTCTTAGCCATGGAGCTAATGGGGGTATTTTTGGCGTCAACAACGCTAATTACGTCGGCGAGGTCTTCCCTCAAGCCGACTGCGGGGTGTGTAAGTCCTTGAGACACAGTATTATATATCTTTCTAAGTGAATTGCGGGTTTAGAGCAAACCTTCGGAGACGAATGCCTCAATGGCTTCCATTGAAACATCTCCAGACAGGATGCGGTTTTTTGCAGCGGTGCTGCCTTTGGTGGCAGATTTTGACGTGCTGACCGGCTTCACAGCGGATGGGGTTTTAGATTCTGACTTCTTTGACGAAACCTTCCTCTCAGCGGCGGCCTTTGCTTCCTTGGCCTTTTGCGAGGCCATGAGGGCTTGCTCTCCGTAGAGGGCGAGGCCGATCCAGTATTCATGCTGCGGGATGCGCAACAGTTCTGGGGCCGACTTGACCGTGGCCTGGTAGGCTTTGTTGAGATCCGTGCCGGATTTGAAGAGGTCGGGGAAGATGTTCTTCGCCGCCTCGACGGCAGGGGCTCTTTGCGAGAGCCACGCCCTGCGCGCTGGCGCATGCACGGTGAGGATGTCATCGGCTTTGATAAGGTAATCTTTCACCTCGTCGCCGCTGATAAACTGCTCCGAGCCGTCCGGTTTCTTGATCGTGGTGCCGTCACTGTTTTGCAGGGCCCAGCGTCTTACCGCTTGAGCGTTCTGCACTCGCTGTTCCAAGACTTCCTCGCCATCAACATCGGCCAACGGATTGTCGGCGGACGGGGAGAGGATGGGTCGGGTGGTCTGGTTGAGTTGGGCTTCTAGATCCGCCTTGGCGGCTTTTAGTTGCTCCAGTTCAGCCGAGACGGCGGTAGCCCGTTCTTCGGACTCACGCTGCTTGGCGACCAACTTGTCGATCCGCTTCTGAACCTTGTCCTTCGGGGCCTCGGCGCCGGCTTCTGTGTCGGCCGGCTCGTCTTCCTCGCTATCCTCGGGTTCAGTGACGGGATCTTCGCTCGGATCTTTGGATTGCTCCTCGGAGTCCTCTGTTTCGTCAGAATTGTCAGAGATCGTTTCCTCAGACTCCGTTTCGTCCTCTGGCTCTTTTTCCGGTGCGGGCGTCATGCCCAGATCGGCCAAAGCCATCGAAACTACATCAACATCGTCTGCTTTCGCTGCGACCGTATCGGTCGCCATTTCTGTCGCCATAAGGAAAGACCCCTCAAGTGGTGCGCCAGCGCTTTGGGGAACGGCGCGCAGGACCGTGAACGGAGGCGCGAAGCCTCACTTCCGCTTACTAATAGCACACAACCGCACACACCACAAGCAAAATGTTTTACAATGTAAACTTATTCGCTATTCGGGAACACGGAATGGCGGGCAGGCTAGAGCTTCGCTGCCTCGGCGCGCTTGGCTTCTAGGTCTTCCCACAACTCTTGCAAGGCGTTGAGTTGGCCGGCAGCGTGGGCTAGGAAGCCGGGTTCCTTGGCCGTGGCCATTGCGCTAACCAAGAGAACGGCGTCGGCAATGCGGTCTTGCAGGGTGAGCATGATGGCAAGGACGCCGGCGGGCGCTTGCTCGCGGGAGAAGGCAAAGGCGGCATTGGGGTCGAAGTCCTCGTTGGCTTTGTAGAGGTCAAGAGGGACGGCTTTGGTGAACAGTTGGTGGATTTTCTTGAATAGCATAATGTTGTTTGTGTTTGGTGCATACTTTGGGGTTAGTGCGCGAAGCGCATGAAATAGAGGAGCTTGTCGGCGTCAATGACGTGCGGCGCGCACTCCATGCAGCAGGGGCCTAGTTGCGGGTCTTTGAGCCATTTAACCGTAAGGGGCTGTTCGCAGACTTGGCATAGCGGGGCGCCCCTAGCCGTGACTTTCCAGTCATCCGGTGGTGGAGGTTGGTTGCGGGCGAGCGTGGTCATGGCTTGCGATGATCTTTGTCGCTCACCACTTGGAGGTCGCCGCCCAATAGGCCGCGCTGCTTTTGCCTTTTGCGATGTTCTTGGCGTGGCGGGCTTTGAATGCCTTGTTGCGCGCGCTGCCGTCAGGTGAGCCCTTGACGCCTTGCTGGCCGAAGCGGATCAGCTTGCCGCCGACCGGCAGGGCATCGCCGCAGGCTTTAACAACGTGGGACTTGGTTGGGTGGCTCGGCGTGCGCTTGGGTTTGTTGCACGCCATCTTGGCTTTGTCGGTTTTCATAATTAGTAGCTCCCGCCTCCGCGCGCCATGAGGATGTCGCCCTCGACGTTGTTGACGCCGGAAAGGCACAAATATCTGACCAAATCTGGGAAGTCTTTTGAGCTACCCTTGGCCCCGTCTTGCCCCGTCCATTCCTTGAGGCAGTAGATGACATTCTTGCACCGCTCGCTGATGTAGAGCTTGGGCTGATTGAGCGCGCTGATCGGCTTGTCGCGGTCGTAGTGCAGCCAGGAGTTAATCATCTGCACGCCCTCATCAATCGTATCGCCGGGGGTGGCCGTGAAGTCCATACCTAGCTCGCTCATCTCCTCGATCAACGTGGTCGGGCGTTCCTTGGCCAAGGTCTGCGCGTTGCCGTAGCGGCTGTCCATCCACCGCTCAAATATCTTCTCGCCGTTCTCCACGTTGCGGATCTCTTCGACATAGCGAGAGAGACCAAAGCCGAAGTCCTTCTGCGCGGGGCCTTGGCGCCCATCGGCTTTCTTGCCATCCGGCTCGGCCCACATGCCGGGGTAGCCAACGCCTTCGACATACTCGTCGGGGCAGGGCCACTCGCGGTAGATGAAGCAGCGGTTGGCCGAGTCAAAAAGCGCCCAGAGCATGGCCCAGTTGCGACCGGAGCATGGGTCAACAAACTGGTAGCGGGTGCCGGTGGTCGGAATCCAATCGTGCTTGATAACGTGGACGCGGTCGTTGAAGAGGGGGAAGCGGTTGTTGATGGAGCGGGTCGGGACACCATACGCACGGCAGAGGATCTTCTCCTTGGTCTCGTTGCGCAGCTCGGTCTGCATGCGCTCCCAGCCGGCCCAAGGGTTGTCCTTGGTGTGGAAGTAAATGATCGGGCGGTCCCTGCGGCCAAGCTGGACAACCGGCACTTGGTCATAGCCGGTGAGGATCTTCTCGCCTTTGTCATCCTTGAACTTGGGCAGCAACTCGGCGTCAACCGCTTCCACCGTGCGGGCGCCTGTGAGGTAGTCTTTGACCGTGGGACTGTAGCCCTCGATGGGGGTGAAGGTGACGATGAGGACGCCGTTGCGGTCGAGCAGCCGGAAGCGCAGGGTTTCCAGAAAGTCAATGGGCACCAACTCATCGCACCATGCGATGTCAATTTCCCCGCCTTCAATCGTGCTGATGTCCTGAGAGTAATTGCGGAAAACACACTGGCTGCCATTGGGGGCGACCATCTTGCTTTCTGTGAACCCTCCTTTAACCGAGAAGGTTATATTGGTCACGGTTCCCTTGCGCGCCGTGCGCCATTCGCTGGGGAGATACTTGAAGAGGCGGGGCTGCTGCATCTCGACGCTGTTGGGCGCAGTCGTTTGGAAGCACCAGGCGATGGACTGCTTCTTCTCCCAAAGCCGGCGGACCACCTCACTTGCGGCCCATTCCGTCTTGCCCGAGCGGTTGCCGCCCATGACAAGCAATTCCCGGTGGGTCTCCAAAAGCTCGCTCGCCTTCTTCCAATTCTTCGGGCGGTAGCCGTAGCGGAAGGGGTCGATCTTCTCTTTGAGGATCAGCTCTTCCCGCTTCATCATTAGTTCCCATCCCTTCTCTGGTCCCATAGCGAGCAAGGTCTCCTTGGGCGGGAGCTTCATCACCGGATGAGCGGTCGGCGTGAAGCGGCTGGCGGCGGACTTGGGTTTGGCGCTCATCGTAAAAGGGTGGTGGCAGCACTCCCTAGTGCCGCCACCGCGCATTGGCAGACGCAGCGCGAGGCGCACCGACCCTCCCGGATCAGTAATCGCGGCCCCTGTTCTCCTTTGCGCAAAGTGTTCATTGGTCTGCGAGGCTTGCCCACGTCACGCAGTCCAGTGGGCAGAAGTAGAACTCCTGCGTGTAATTCTGGTAGCGGCTGTCGGTGCGCTTCTCCGTGACCCACCGAGCGCGGCTCTCGGCCTTGACGATGGCGGCGTGGGTCTTGGCCTTGTTCAGAATGATCCAGGCATACGGCTTCGGGCGGGCGAGGTCGTAGCTGTGGCGGGAGCAGACAATAAACTTGTCGCCGTGCGGCCAGTCGGCGGCGCCGGTGAAGTCGATGCCGCGCTTCTTAACCTCAATGCGTTGCTGCAAATAAAGGTCGCCGGAATCGGCGTGCTGCTTCCATTCGCCGTGTGTCTTGCTCTTGCTGGTCGGCGTGACCACAACATGATGCCCCTTGTTTTGCAGCCAGCGGGCCGCACACCAGACGGCATCGTGCGAGGCGTCCAGATGCTTGAGGAAGGTCAAGTGGTCTGCGTGGTCGGTGTCAGTCATTGTGTTGTGTTGTGTGCTGCGGGGCCGCCAAGAAGACGCCATGCGAGAGCTGCCACTGCTGGAACTTGGGCGTTGCCACAGGCGCGAGTGCGGTCCAATCGGTCGGGAAGCCCATAACTTTGTCGAGCCAGCTCGGATTCGGATAGGTGACGCCAAAGCGGATCTTGACGTAGTGGCGAAGCTGATCCGTTCGCTGCCTGCCAGTATCCTTGCGAATAGTTGTCGTCCCTCCCTTGCCGTCTGTTGCAGTCGGAGTTGGCAACCAACCAGAACCTGGCTCGGTGATGTTGAAATCCACAGGCGTCTGCGCCAATAACTCCCCACCGCGCATCAAGCCCCATCTCGGAAAGATCTCCAAGCACTCGACCGAGTCCGCGAACAACAATCGCTGGGCTGTTTTCCACGAACACGAATCGCGGTCGAATTTCGCCAATGATTCGGGCCATTTCGGTCCAGAGGCCGCTTTCTTCGCCCTCGATGCCCCCGCCTTTGCCGGCAACGGATATGTCGGTGCAAGGAAACCCTCCCGAAACCACGTCAACAATTCCTCGCCACGGTCGTCCGTCAAAGGTTCGCACGTCATCCCAGATGGGAAACGGTTCCAGGCATCCGTCGTTTTGTCGCGCGACAAGAACGCTTGCGGCGTAGGCGTCGTATTCGACGGCGCAGACGGTGTTCCATCCAAGGAGCTTGCCTCCGAGTATTCCTCCACCAGCGCCTGCGAAAAGAGCCAGCTCATTCACTTGCGCCCTCCTCAATATCCAACGTCGGATTCGGCGCCGACCGGATCTGGTCGATGCGGGCAGTGAGCCACTTGCCGTTGTCCTCGCGGGCAACGGTGATGTAGTCGTTCTCCATCCCGCCGTTGTCTACGCCGTATTGGATGCGGCACGGGCAGTCGATGCCGTCAACGTAGACCCGGTCTTTGGTGGGCCAGATGGTCATAGGGTAAGGGCGACAGGCCCCGCTTTTGTTGCGGTTACGGGGCAGGCGGTTATGTGACTATCGGGGCGAATGCCACCTAACGCCGCAATACCTTTGACTGTCGCTTGTAAATTCATCGGCGCGCTTTCTTGGCGGCCATCTCGGCGCACAGGGCGTCGGCTTTTTTCTTGGCCGACTTGGCGACCATCGTGGCGCGCAAGCCCTTGAGGCGCATGATCTCGTTGTCGATGGCCTCGATCTCGGGCGTCATAGTTTTGTATTTTTCCATATAAAGTCAGGGTTGGCCGTTTACGCAGATGTAAAGGAAGCCAAAATTCGCGGCCGCATAGCCGGCGAATGCGATTGATAGGCCCATGTTGCCCTCGCGGTAGAATCCGGCGGCGGTGACGATGTAGCAGATCGTTGTGATTAGTAGGGGCGTGAAGGTCATTCGTCCCATCCTTCCCGCAGATGGCCAAAGTCCCTCGGCTCAGTAACCTCAATGCCCCCGGTGCCGCAGACACCGCAGGTGTCGATGTGCCAAGTTGCGCCGTAGGGGTTGCCTTCGGGGCGCTTGCCGTGCTTCCGGCCGCACTCGGCGCATATCCAACTTGGATATGGGCGTTTGGTTTTGTTGGGGAATATCATTTCAAAGTTGCGGCGATAGGCGTTGCCATTCACCGCACGCGGGGTGTCCCCTTTGCCTGCGCTCATCGCTTTATGTCCTCCCAAAACACTTGCCGGTAGTGCTCTTCGATTTTCTCCATGTTTTCTATGGCGCCGGGTTCGGCGACGATGCGCTCCAGATCCCAAGACATCGGCATGTGCTTGAGGCGGTTGCGTGCTTCGCGGCGGACCTCCGAGGGCACCCGCTTGATCTTGCCTGGCACGCACAGCTCCGACAGGAAATGTCGGGCCATGGCGATTGCGCGGGCTTGTTCAAGCGGGGTGCTCATGTTTATCGGCGGGTCTTGGCGGTCTTCGCGCTTTGCTTGAATGCCTTAGCGGTGGGCGCGCCGGCAGATCCGGGTTTGCGCATGCGCTCACCGCTTCCGGCGGCGATGCGGGCCTGTTTGGCATTGATATTGGCGTATAGTCCTTTTTTCATGGTTGGGTTTTTGGTTTTTTTTGGAGGCGAAGGAGGGCTTCGCGGAAGAGGTAAGATTGGATGTAGGCGCCGGTCTCCTCGTCGTTGCTGACGATGTGGCGCAGGACGTGGGCGGTGACGTGATACAGCTCGTGGACGAGCGAGCCGATGTCTTCGGCGTCCTCAATCCAGACAACGGCGTGCGAGTTGTAGCACATTGCCCAAGCGGCATCGCCCTCGTCGGGGGCGTTGTCAGGGTCATTGGGATCAAGCTGCAAAATCGCCACGCACCGCCGCAACGCTGTGCTCTGAGGGGTGCCGGCGAAGAACTCAACGGCAAGGCCGAAGGTTCCCTCGCGCACAACGAAGCGGCGGGCGGGGCGTTTCATGTTAGAGCCCAGCGTCCTTGGCGCATGCGTCCAGCGCCGGGTTTACCTTGCGGCGTTCCTCTAGCTCGCGGCGGAATTCCTTGAAGGCGCCGTCATCAATCGCCGTCCACCAACCGAGCGCCCAAACGAGGTCCAAGGTCATCTGGCTGCTGAACATCAGCGACGAAACGATAAAGTCCTTTTCGCTCATGCTGCCTCCTTGAGCGTGCTAAACGCGGGCCGCCTCGGGTCGTAGCCCTTGATGTGACTCCAGAGGATGGCGCTGGCCTTGAACGCTTCCCAATGCGGGAGCAGTGATTCGTGCTGGTAGCCTTCGACGCGGCCGATCTCGGTGGTCGAGATGTAGACGTTCCACGCCTTGACTTCGGGCAAGCGGTCCAAGCCGTAGTGCGCGACGGCATAGGCGGCGAGCTGCATGCCCTGCGTGTCGTAGGGCTTGCAGACCTGCTTGGGCTTAGTCTTGCGCGTCTTGTAGTCGATGATCACCGGGGCGCCATTGGTGTCGTGCCCGAGCACATCGCAGCGGCCGGCATAGCCGACTTCCAAGTTGACCAAGACGTTCTCGATGGAGTCGTAGGTGATCTTGGCCTCCTTCTTCCATGCAACGACAGGGGCGACATACGCCCACATGTCTTCGGCCACGGCGTCAGGGCCGTGCGTGAGCAGCTTTTCTAGGGCGTCATGCACCTTGCTGCCAAGATCGGCGGCGCCGGCTACTTGGTGGTGGCTGGCGTTGATGACGCGCTCGATGAAGTATTCCGCCGACTCTTCGCCGGTGGGTGGCTTTTCAAAAGCGGCAGCGGCTACTTGGGCCGCCTTCCAATTCATTAGGGCCGGCTTGGCGACAATGTCGGTGATGCCGGTGACAGAGGGCAGGAGTCCGAGCTTTCTGGCGTCGGCCAGCGTGGTGTCACGCATGCCGCTGCCGTCAGCTTTGGGAACCTGGTGAAGCGGGGTGCCGTCTGGCTTATACCAGTGGCCGCCGCCCATGTTTTTGTTTTCGACGAGAATTGCCATAACTTTGGATAAGGGTGGGGAGCGGCCGGGACTGCACCGCTCCCCGTGTGATTGCTACCGACCGAGCCTGCTGCGGTGCCAAACGTAGACACCGTTGCGGGTTTCTTCCTGCCGAACGTCTTTGTTGGCAGCTTGTGCGTCCCGAACGACCGCCGGGATGAGATGCACCTCGTAAGAGGCGTAGGGACCAGCGAGGCAGACGAAACCTTCTTTGCTGAGTTGTGATTTGCCGATGATGCTCATGGTCAGAACGGAATCTCGGCGCCGGTGTTGTCATTGCTTCCGAAGTCAGAGACTTTCGGAACCTTGGGCAGCAACTCCTCCATGACCTCGGAGATGGTTCCGATGTCGCTGTAGGTGCGGTCGCCCTTGGTGTTCTCGACCACCGTGACTTGCGCGGGCTTGCCGATGAGGCTTGCCGTGTCAAAGCCCGGTTTCGGGGCTTCCCCTTGCCAGCTAACCAAGAAGGCGCGGAGGGCGCTGTTCTCATGGTTACTGATCTTCATGGACTTGCTGGCCAGCTTGCGCAGCAATCCGTCTTTGGTTTTTACGCCAAAGATGAAGCGGGTGAGGTTGACGATTTCTGTCTCTTCGCTCTCATACTTGCGGCGCTCGACGTTGTATTGATCGACCACGTCGAGACAGACCGCGACGTAGGTTCCTTTGGACGGCGGCTCGCCAAGGTTAGCGAGGGCCGGTGCTTTGGTTTCTGGTATTTTAGCCATGTTACTTATTGTTGTTTGTTTGTGTTGTGTTGTGTGCTTGTGCAGCAACGAAATCGGAATGCGCGATGAGCGTGAGCAGGTCTTTGAAGCGGAGGGTGGCCAACGGTTCCTCGTTGTTGCGCTTGTGGCCGACCACAGGGAAGGGCTTGGCGCCGGCATCGCGGACGGCTTGGGCCATCCAGTCCTTGATTTTGACCACTTGGCAGAACTTGATTTCCCAATGGAAGTCGGGGAGGGCGGGAACGACCACGTCGGGGCTGTCGGTGCCGCCGCTGAACTGCTGCCCACGGCGGGCCTCAAAGCCAGCTTCGCGGAACATGTCGCGGAACATGCGTTCTCCTCGGGCTCCTTTTTGGCGGCTATTCATTGAGGAGGGCGTTGATCTCATGCAGATCGGGTTGGCGGGCGGAATAGGTGGCGGGCCCATCGGTAAGTCGGGGCGTGGGCTCAAACTTGGCAGCGTCAAAGCGGGTGAACTCGGGATGCCAAGTCATGGGCAGCATGCCGGTCTTGCCCTCGCGGTGCTTGACCATGTTCCACTCGGCGGGCTGGGGGTCGCTGCCGTTGTGCGCGTTCTCGTAGTAGTCGGGGCGGTAAAGGGTGGTCACGATGTCGGCGTCTTGCTCCAAGCTGCCGCTGTCGCGCAGGTCGGAGAGCTTCGGCCGGCTGTCGGTGCGCCCCTCGACCTGGCGGTTAAGTTGGGCGGCGGCAATCACCGGGATGTCCAGCTCCATGGCCATCGCCTTCAAGCCGCGACTGACCATGCCCACCTCGTTCTCGCGGCTCTTGATCGTGGCCCCGGCCACGCGGATGAGGCCAAGGTAGTCCACCATGATGATCTGGATGCCGTGCTTGCGGACCTCGCGGCGGGCGCGGGCGCGCAACTCGTAAATCGTCGGGGCTTCGGCATCGTCAATGTAAAGCGGGTCATCGGCCAGGCGCATGCTCTCCATTTGCAGGCGCTTGATCTCGTCCTTGCCCACGGCTCCGTTGCGCAGGCGGGTGCTGCTGACCCGAGCGCGGGAGCAGATGATGCGCTGCATGAGGTCAAAGCGTTTCATCTCCAAGCTGTAGATGAGCACCTTGACCTTCTTGGCGGTCATGCGGCCGGCCAGGTTAAGAAGCATGGCGCTCTTGCCCATGCCGGGGCGGGCGGCGACCAAGATAAGCTGTCCGCCACGCAACCCGCCGGTCATGGTGTCAAAGTCGCCGTAGCCGGTATGGACGCCGCGCGGCTTGCCCTTTTCCAAAATGGCGCGCTCCATCTCAACCATGACGCCATGAATCATCTCGCTGGCAGCGGCGGCGGTATCGCGCTTGCCGCTCATGTCCACGCTCAAGACGCTCTCGCCGGCGCTGGCCAAGGCTTCCTCGATGTCAGCGGCCGGATCTTTGGCGGCGACCATCATGCGGCCGGCGGCGTCAAGAATGCGGCGGCGGGCCATGTAGCCGCGCAGGATGTTGACGTGGTAGTTGAGGTCGCGGCCACCGCCGTGGCTATACATCTCGGTCAAGACACCGGGACCGCCGACCCGCTCAAGTTCCCCAAGTTCACCCAAACGCTGGGTCACGGTGAGCAGGTCGGGCGATCCTCCGCTGGCGCGGATGGCAACGATAGCCGCCAAGATGCTTTGGTGGGCTGGGAGGAAAAAGTATTCGGCGGTCAGTTCGTCCCACTCGTCGATGATGTCGGCGTGCAGCATGAGCGAGCCAAGGACGTAGCTCTCGGCGGTGGTGTCGTGCGGGATGGCGGAAAGTTTTTTCATGGTGCAGAGGGTGGGCCGCCGGCCTCGATCAGCAGCGCGACGAGAACGACGACGGCAACGAATTCGATGAAGTAAACGAAGATAGGCATAACAACTGTGGACGTTTGTATTGTAATGTGTGCTGTGTGTCTACAAGTTTTTTTGAGGAATTTTTAGGACGCCCCGGCGTTCCCAAAATCGGTCGCACGCCTCCCGCACCGAGCGGAGCAAATGCTCTGTCTCGGGCGAGGGTGTGCCGCAGGGAAGGAAGGATAGAACTTCCCCATTCTTGCGGGCAGTGGCGCCATCCAACTGCTCATGGAGCCATGCGTCCCGTGGGTTCATTGCTTGTCGGCAATCAAGCGGTCGATGAGCAGGTCCAGGGCGACCAAGGCGCCGATGGCGCTCTTAATCGTGGTGCGCAGGTCGGCGACGTTTTGGGATTTAGGGGCGACGGGTTTCCGCTTAACGGCAGCGGCCTTCTTGGTGGGTTTTGTTTTCATGGATATGTAAAAGTTTTAGCGTGGGGGGTAGGACATGTGCTGTCGTAGGGGTAAATCGGTAAAAATTGTTTATCGGTTTGCGGTTGAGGATTCTGCGAGGGCGTCCAGCAGTTCCCAGTTGTCGGGGTCACGGTGACGGCCGGGGGAGTAGCTGATCTGACCGTATTGGGAAACCTCCTCTAGCCGCCAAAAGACAAACACGTTGCGGTCGGGGAGGTAGGCAGCCAAAACGTCGAAGTCGCCGGTGGAATACTTTTTTTGCCGCGCGGACGTGTGGACCTTGTAAAAGCCGTCCGCTTGCGTGTTGAGGCATGCCCGCTTGACCTGGATGCCAACGTAGGGGCCTTGGCCCATCTTGATGCAAACGTCGGCCTTGGGGCTGCCCACCAATGGCGTAAAGATGGTGTAGCCGCGAGCGCCAGCCTCGGCGCAGAACAGCAGCTCGGCGTGCGCCCCCTTGTCCCTAGCCGAGAGGACGGTCACGCTCCCACCGCCATCCTAATCTCAGCCAGCTCCCGCTCAAAGGCGGACTGACCGGAGGGTGCTGATGGGCGGCGGACAACGGCCATGGGAACGTCCTTTTGGGCGTTGCGGACGAAGGCCATAAACTGCCGGCGGCTTGCCACCTTGCTCTTGTCCTTGCACCACGCGAGGCAGCGGTCGAAGAGAACCGGGATGTCGATGTTGGGATTCTTCTCGCCTAGCCACCCGAGCCAATCCTCGTCGCTGAGACCTTTGCCGAGAACGTCCTCTCGTTTGCGGACCAACCTTACTTCTGAATCCAGAGAGGGTGGCGAATTGGATTCTTTGATTACGGCGAGTTTGGGTGGCTGCGGGCGAGCCGTAGGCGAGCTACTATTATTATCTGTATTGTTATGTATTGTTGATTGGTCAATCTGACCAATAGTATTGGTCAATTTGACCAATAGAGGTTCCGGCCTATTGGTCAATTTGACTACTAGGTCATTTTGACCAATATGGAGTTTCGGGAGCTTCCACTCGTTGGCTACCTGCCCGCCATCGCCAAACTCACCCTGCTTCAACTGCTCGACCTCACCCATTGATTGCAGGGATTTGAGAGAGCGGTATATGGTTTTCTGCCCCAAGCGGGTCTTCTTGACCAGCGTGCCGTAAGAGGCGTAACACTCGGCCTTCTCGTTGCAGAAGTCGGCCAAGGCCAAGAGCACTAGGCGATCCGAGCCGGCCGCCTCACTGTGCTTCCAGACCCAGTTGGTTGCTTCGGCGCTCATCGGCCCCCCTTCTTCTTCCACTTGGGACCATGTTCTTTGCTATTGAATACTAGATGGCCGTCACTGTTGGCTTGGACATACTCGCACCTAATCGTTGACCCCGCCGGCCACTCGCTCTGACTGTGAACGGAAACCTGCACCTGCTCCGACCACCCGCTCACCGTCGCCCATACTCGGCGCTGGTTGATCATCTGGCGGTTGGTCACCCTGCCAGTCACCGGATCGCCCACCTGCCAGCCAACCTGACGGGCGACCTCCTCTGTTAATGCCTTTTCGTCGTGCGGCGGTGGGTCCGTGGGCTCGGGGCCGGTTACAGTGACAATGGGCGGCTCATCTTCGGGCTGGCTGCTCTCGGCCGCCGGCCGTGTGTGCTGGGCAAACATCGCCTTCAGCTTGTCGTGGTAGGGTTTTAGGGTGGATTTCATGGGCTGAATGTGTGGGTAAATGGTTGTGGGTTAGGGGCTTTTACGAAAAATTTCGGCGTCGGATAATGAATCGGGTCGTGTCCTCTTGAAAGGAAGGCGAACCCCCTCCCCCCCTGTGCCGGTAGGGGGTGGGGGTGGTAAAAAAGGGGCCTCGACTGGCTCAAAGACTGACACACCATCCGCACCAACAGTGTCGGAACACTCGGAAACAGGCGGTTGTTCACCGCTTGGTCGGTCAGCCAAGGCGGGAGGCGGCGGCGTGGGGCCTTTTGGCGCGCGCGCTTGGCCGGTGATACCGGTTGAAACCGGCGCCGATTCAATCACCACACCCTCGACCACATCGCTCCACTCATCCACAGCAGGGGCCGCGATCACTTCAACGCGAGACGTTGCACCACCGGCAAGCAACTCCGCTTTCTCAGTCGCAATCGCGGACAAGACGCTTAGGGCCTGGTCTTTCATCTGCGGCAGCCGGTCAACCAGTTCGGCAGTCCCAAGAGCGGCGAGCGTTCGCCAGTTGGCAGCCGTAATGTCCCGCGCGGCCGCGAGCAGTTCGGGCCGGTTGCGGATGAGTGCGGCAACCGAATGATACGAGACGCCAACCTCACCGGCGATCCGTGTGACCGGCACACCGGCCGAGTGCAGACGTGCGATTAACTCTTGCTTCTCTGCGGGCAGGTGCAAGCCGGTTGACCCATGGTTTAGCCGGATGACCTCTCGGCCGTCCGTCTCTGTTGGGGCCGGTTCGGGGGCCTTGGCTGCCTCGGATTCTTGGGCCTTGGCGGGCTCTGTGGCGCGCTTTCTCGGGGCCTTGGCTGTCTTGGTATGGGCGCCCATAACTAGGCGGCGCGAACCATCGACACCGGGACAGGTTGAGCGGTCGCAGAGTAGAACCTTGCAAGCTCGGCCGTGCTAATTAAGGTGCAACGCAAGGACGGCCGCGAACACCGAATCAAGCCTTTGGCTAGGTATCGGTTCAACGTGTTGCGGGAAATGCCAAGGCGCTTTGCAGCTTCAGCGGGTCGCAGGTATTCAAGCGGTGATGCGTTCGACATGACAGCCGTTGTAGCGTAACAGCACACACGACACAACAACAACTTTCTGCAAGTTTTATTTGACAAGGGGAACACCCCAGAACGAATCACCTTGCACCCTCGGTTGACTAGTGCTTTGGTTGCTACGTTATGAAAAAGAATCCCAAACGTGTGCTGACACGCTCTATTCGGAGCGTGACCGTCAACACTCGCGTCACAAAAGAAACCAGAGACCGTGCAAGGACAGCCGCAAGTGCGCTAGGCTGGGTTCCGGCAGACGTTTATCGTGCCGCTTTCGCCTGGTGGCTAGACTGTTTTGATGCTGCGGGCGGGCGAGAACCCTCCGACATCGAACGCTCGGCGGCGCTGGCGTCCATCAAGCTCGCGCATTCACGCATTGCGGAGGCCCTGGCTGGCCACGAAACCAAGGGCCGCAAGTAGGGGGCCAGAAAAAAGTTTGCACCACCATGCTTTTTTATTTGACAGCACAGCACACAACGCGCATTGTTCGCATTGTTATGAGCACAAACCGCACACACCAGAGCGCAACAAAACCTGTCGCGCTATATCATCATCCCCACCTTGAAGACCTGCGTGGCGCAGGATTCGCAGACGTTGCAGACGCATTCGCGCAAGACGCATCATCTGCCATTCTCAACCGCGCGGACGCATCTCGGCACATTCGGCGCGCTTGCAAGTTCTTGCGCGAACTTCCCCAAGGTTCAACGCTTATCCCCATGCTGCAACGCATGGAGCGCCGCAACTACGAAAAACTCGGAGCCTAACATGACCGCCCTCGCAATCACCTTTTTCGTCATCGTCCCGGCCATTGCAAGCGCGCTCATCCTGCTAATTGACAGCAAGTCCTAACATGAAAACCGCACTCAACACACTGGGCGAAATCCTCGCCGTTCTTCTCATCTTTGCCTTGGGCGCTTTGCTCTTGGCATTTTGAGCACACAACACACAACAAACAACACACACACGGAGACACACAAATGAAACAAACTATCTACAAATTCCAAACTCGGCGCTTCATCGTCGAGGTTGTCGCACTGCCGGAAGACTACCTTGACTTGTCATGGGACGAGTCCGGCGAAACCGCGCAGAAGATTGAAACCGGCGAGCTGTGCGCGTTCCAAGTCGAAGCGCGCGTCTCGTTCTGCGGGGAGTATGGCGAGCCGATCAAACTGGGCGCTGATCACCTAGGCGGTTGCGTCCATGAGTCGCCGCAGGCATTCCGTGACCATTTGGGCGTCCGCCCATACGAGCGCGAATTGTCCGCGAAGCGGGGCGGGCCGGTTACGGTCTGCCACTACTTCAGCAGCATGGTCCGCGAGGCAATCGCCCAGGCGCGTTGCAACATGGACACAATCGCACACGCCAACAACTGACAAGGAGACACACAATGACAACAGAAAAAACACTTGAGTATTACCAAGAGCAAACAACGCGCCTCGGCAAATTCCAAGGCGAAGACCCTGTCACCGTCTTCATCTGGGAGGAATCTCTTAACGGATGTTTGGACACATTAAGCGACGAAGAAGATGGCGGCATCTGGGCCCAGAGCATCCGGTTGACCGGATCGGAAATGGAAATGTTCGGAAAGGACGTTGCCGAATGGGCGATTGTGCAGGATTCGCAGGGATTCGTTTTCTCGATGCCCTTGGACCAATTCGCAGCTTGGAAGGGTTGACCCGCCGACACCGCTCCCGGTTCGCCGGGTGCGGCACGGTGAGCCAAACGGCCACCAAACAACAACAACAAAACACACAAAGAGACACACAATGAAACAGACAATGACAACAAACGAAGTAGCGGCCGCCCTGCGCGCCGACGACAACGCAAATTGGTCCTATGCTGGCGCCTTGGCGCTTGCTGAATACCTGGAAGAATGGGAAAGGGAGGGCGCGTCAGAGATGGAATTTGACCGCGTAGCAATCCGCTGTGACTTCGCCGAGTGGGAAAGCCTGCAAGCCTGGGCCGTTGATTATTTCGGCGGCGAAAAGCAGGCAAGGGGGGAATTTGGAGAGGAGCACATGCCAACCGCCGAAGACCTAGAAACCGCTGGAGAAATTCCAGAGGATAAAATCCGCGATTATATCCAGGAGAGCGGGACGCTGTTAGAGTTCAACGGTGGCATCATTGTTTCTTCGTTCTAACGGAGACACACACAATGAAAACACAAGCAACACACACGCCGGGACCATGGGAAATCGGCAGCATTAACAAGAGGGATAAAAACCTATGGTGGGCAGCCGTCTTCACTCCCAAAAACACCGGCAAGTTTCACACGCCGCGAGCGGGCGAAGCATTAGGCGTTGACCGCGAAGAGTGCGAAGGAAACGCGCACCTGATAGCAGCGGCGCCGGAAATGCTGGAGGCGTTGCGCAACGTGGCGGAAATCATGTCCGGCGCGGATTACTCGCACGTAAAAGCGGACATGGTGCGGGCAATCTGTCGCCGCGCCATTTCCACGGCGGAAGGGGGTGCGGAATGAGCGCACAAGAAAACAGAATCGCCGAAATCCGAAGCGCGATTGAGGCGGAAAACATCAGTTATGGCGAGATTGCCGAGCTGCAAGACACGGCGGCAGAGAGTCCGGAATTGTTCGCGGATGATCCGTTGCTCGCTGAATGGGCGGGGATTCCCGAGGAAAAATGGCGCCAAGGGATGAAGCCTGCGACACACACAAGCGCGCCCTGGTCCGTTGATTACGAGGGGCCCGCGCACCTCAGCATTGAAGACAGCGCCGGCCGCGTTCTCGCCTTTTGCAACCTGCAAAATGAGAACGGCGACGAAGACGAAGCAAACGCGCGCCTAATAGCGGCGGCGCCGGATTTGCTGCGAACGCTCAAGAATGCCCGCGAATGGCTAGACGAATTGGCGGGACTACTGCAAGACGGCGCGCTTGATGCTGCCGAAGATTGGGCGGGCGCTAACGCTGTTTCAGTAGATAGCTCACTCGCCGAAGCAATCGCAAAAGCGGAGGGCGCACAATGAAAACCGCGCCCAAGCTAACAGCCAAAGCCAGCCGCGAAAACATGGCGCGCCGCAAACAAGCGCGCAAACTGTTGGACGCATACGCCGAAATGATGGGCCCGCACATGCACTTAGAAGGCGACGAGACGCTTCTTTGCGACATCCTCGCGGACTGCATGCACCTTATGGGCCGCGAGGCCGTAGAGGGGCGCATGTTCATGGCGGGCGAACACTACGAAGCGGAAGCAAGGGGGGAAGAATGAGCACACAAGACAGCCAGCACCGGCGCACAGTTGAAGTATCCAGGCCGCCGACACCGGGAGAAATCCGGTTCGGCTATGGCTGCCGACATTACGCAACCGTTCCGGCCGAAACAGTGCAGGGGCGGCGATATATCACCATCAACGGCAACCGCTACACCGTCGCGCGCTGACATGACCACCGGCGACCACACACATGACCGTCCCATGGTCAACTGGTGCGCATTCTGGCAGGTGATGGCCGCCCGATCCGCTGAAACGCGGCCCTGGTGGGCAGTGATGGCCGCCAAGGTCAGAGAATGGCTAACGCGCGAATGAGTTCCGCATCTGTCCACGGTTCGCCGTGGGCAGCACGGAGAGCAAAACGCAATCCCGGCCAGTGATGGCCGCCAAATACACACAAAGGAGATACCCAATGACACAAGAACAGTTAGATCAGATGTTTAACCACATATACCCACAGCTAGGCGCGGCCCGTTCGGCGGTGGAACTTTCAGACGCAATGGACAATTTGATTGTCGCCGTTTGGGAGTATCAGTCGGCGCACAATGCGCCCGAGTGCGACAATCTAGAGAAGGCGCTGGCAGTCGCCTCGCACGTTCAAGAACAATACACGGACGGACCGCAAGACGATGTCCAGAAGTTGTTCCACCTGCGCGGGCTCGATATGCTGCGCTACCATGAACTGCGCGTTCAACACGCCTGGGAGCAGCGAGAGGCGGCGCGCAAGGCTAAGGACGCCAAGCCAAAGAAGGCCAAGCCAAAGAAGGCCAAGGCGCCCAAGGTCAAATTGGCCAAGGCAGCTTGACGCCCGACACCGGCCTTTGTCCAATGGGCAGAGGCCGGAACGGACGGCAAACATGCTGACCCGGTGATGGCCGCACCATCTAAACAAAGGAGACACATGAAAACAGAATCAGAAATCAAGGCCGCGCGCGAGTTGCACAAACTGCTCGCCGAGGCATGCAAGACGGCGGACGCCAAGGACGCGAGCGCCATGTTGTGCAACGAGGACGGCGGGCCGGTGGACAATCTGCCCGATACCGAGCTGGCCGAGGCATGCGAATTGCATGTCGCACTCAGCTTCATCCCATGGCGGGACGGCGTTCGGCCCATGACCGAGTCCGGCCGGCGCGAGATGGTCGTTGAGCAAAACACGCTCGACGCTATCGAACGCTTGGCCGCCGAGCACGGCACACTGGGGGAGCAATACCATATCGACAGCATCGACGGCCCTGGCTACGGCTGGAACGTCACGGCAAAGTGATGGCCGCCAAGCCCGACAAACGGAAGGCCGCGCGCAAACCCGCCAAGGGCAAGGCGCCGGAAACGAAGGCCGACAAGCTGAAGAAACTCATCATAGAGAAGGGCGGCATCAATAAGGATTGGGCCGACAAGCACCTTGTCGTGATGTAGGCAACGCCGCTCACAAGGGAGGGGGCAAATCGCCCTCTCCCTTCAGCCGGCTAGTGATGGCCGCCGAGCCCACCGAATAGCACAAGCGTGGACACAGGGATTTTACCCCGCCAATTTTACAGAGTAATATTGGCCGCCAGACTTAAAAAATCGGCGATTAGAAATCCGCTGCTCTATCCCCTGAGCTACGGGCGCAATTTTGGGATAACAGATAAAAACACGCAACACATTAGCACACGTTGCACCACAAAGCCCCATATTATCCCGCACCATTTTGACTCTGTGATTGACACCGTTTTGACACACGATTAAATTGCCCATCGTTATGACCGACCAATCGACATTCAAGGTGAGGGTGGACAAGTATGGCCTCAAAGGCGCCGTGTTCTGGCGCTTGGGGGGCTGGTGGTTGCGCTTCACTGACCGCATGGCCAAGAAGATGCACCGCGTCACGCTGCGCACGTCTGATGCCAAGATTGCCAAGCAGAAAGCCATAAGCTACTTAACCATAAGCGGAGAGCAGGGACTAGCCAAGCTCAAGGAAGCTGCCCAAATGCGGGACTCCTCGCCGACCATTGGCCAGATCGTTGAGAACTACCTCGCCAAGTCGAAATGCGACTCAGCCGACAAGAATGTTAGTTGCCTTATTCGGGTCGTCGGCCGCGCCACCGGCCTTGCCCCTCGCCGGCCGCACCGCTCCGACCCGAGGCGCGCCGCGCCCATGACCAATACCGAGAAGGAGAAGGTGATGGCCGTCCGGTCCACCGAACTGAACGCCGCCTTGGTCCGCAAATACAAGGAGCAATGCGGCACGGCAGACTACAGCATTGGGTCCGCGCTGGCCGGGGCCAAGGCGATCTTTGCCAAGACCGACGAATGGCTCGACTTAAAGCTGCCCGACCTCTCTGAGTTCAAGCGCGCGAGCAAGGACGCCAAGAAGAAATACGATCCGAATAGCTTTCAACACATTTCCAAAGAGGTGTTGTCTGCCATGGAGCAGGACAGCCGCATGGACCAAGTAATCCGCCGCGCCTTCATCTGCTGCCGCTACCTGGGCATGACGCCAAAAGAGGTTAGCTATGCCCGCAAGGGGTGGATGGAGAGCCGCACCGCTGGACAAACAATGTGCATCCGCGAGCGCAAGGACCAAGCATTCACCCTCAAGACCGGCGGCGCCCGCGAGCGCGACATCACCCTGCCGGCGTGGATGGCCGAGGAACTGATGACCGCCGACGACTACCTAATCCCGCTACGCACCGAGTTTCTGCGCTACAACTTTATGCTGCGCGTCTTCAACACATGGCTGCGCAAGTATATCCCCGACCGCACCGGCGCCGCCTACGAGCTGCGCAAGCAAGCGGGCAGCGATTGGCTGGAGGCGACCGGACAAATTTCACAAGTGCAGAAGCTCTTGGGGCATTCTTCACCCACCACAACCGCCCGCTGGTATGCAACATGGCAAAAGGCCGTGACCGTGCCGCTGGTATTCCAAGAGAGACCGATATGAAACTACTGACCACAATAACCGCCGTTGCCCTGGTGATGGCCGCCACGGGGTGCCAAACCATGGAGCAAAAGGGATACATTAAGAACGAATACGGCGATTGGATTCGGCCGGGGCAACCTTACTTTGGCGACAATCCGCCGGGAGTTGCTGACGAATCCCCGCTGCTTCGGCAGGCGCGGTTGCGCAAAGAGGCAAATCCCGGCGGGGTCACTCCACCCATGCCGAACCTAATTCCGACACCGGCCTACACGCCCATGTATGGCGGGGCCGCGCCAGTGGTGGTGACGGGCAACGCGCCCATGACAACAGTTACGCCAACGCCATTCGGCGGAACGCGGGTTGTCAACTATGGCGCGCCGGATTACGTTCCTCCCGCAAGACCATATTCGTATTACGGCTACTGAAACTTTTGTCGGGTGTCTCCGATAAATCGCAGGGGTTGTGCCCTGCCGCTGCCCTCTGGGAAACCGGAGGGCAGTTTGCTTTTACCGGGGGGGCATCGACTGCCCGAGGGGAGAGTTGACCAAGTTGGCGCGCATCACACGCTGCCGGCGGGTCAGGCGGTTCACGTCATGGCCGAAGAGGGCGGACTTGGTCGCGGCATCCACATCTTCAATGTCTTGGGCGAAGATGCGCACCTTCTCGGTGTCGGGCAGGCGCGCGTAGCGTGGGCTGGCCATGCGCCAATTCATCATGCTGGCCGTGTAGTTGCCTAAGTAATACTGGTAGGCGCTGATCTGCTCGTTCGTCAGGTCGATGTTCTGCCCGTTGATGGAGGCGCGGTTCTTTACCTGCTTGGGAAACTGGCTGGTCTCGCCGGTGGAGTCCATGAGCCGCGCGGCTTCTTCCAATACAGGGTTGGTTTTGACCCGAGAGGTCAGCGCCGGATTGAACAGCACATTGAACCAATGCCATCCAACATACTGATACCGTTCCTGCGCCTGCCCCATGACATCAAGGCGGGGAGGGAACTTATCGGCAACGCCGGGGGTGTTGGCCGCGATCTGGTTGAAGGCGCGCTGCACTGTGACCGGGACGGCCGAGGACTGGTTGGTTCCGCGCGTCTCTCTCAGCGTGTTATCGTAAAAGAGTTGGTTGGCTTGGCGGACAAGCTGCGGGACAAACATGGAAGGAATGCCGGCGACCGTTCTGGCCAAGGCGCCGATTACGCTCTCCGGTCGGCGGGTGTCGAGCTGGTCGATAAAGCTGGAAAGGCCAGACAGCAGCGGAAGATCCAACAGTGACTTGGCGCCGGCGGCAAGACTGATGGCCGGCATGGCAACTTTGGCCGCGAGTCCTTTCTTGATTCCGTTGCGGTCGTTCTGCTCGACCATCTTGGCCAACTCGGCACCGGCCGCAAAGGTAATGGCGAGCGGTTGCGCCCAGTCGTAGGATAGGATCACATCGCCCTCGTCCGTTTTTTGCGGCGTGCCCCACGCCATGGTCGTGAGCATGCGCTTGAGGGCAGTCACGTTGATCCGGTATTGCCCCATGCCCAGTGACCGGCGCATCGCCTCGACATCATCATCATCCTCTTGACTCGCGGTGATGACGCCCATGGCATACAGGTAGTAGCCAGCGACATAGATGCCCGTTCCGCCCAACGCTCTTGTAAATGCTTTGGCAAACTCCTGCTGACTGAATGGCTTGCCGGCACGCTGGTTGCTCGCCTTCCACAAGATGCCGTTCATGGCTTGGCTAAGATTGGTGATAAGCCCGAGCGGCGACCAGTTGATGGCGGTCCTAGCGATAGCTCCGGGCACCTGAGTAAAGGCCATGAGCGCCGTGCCGAATCCGAATTGCTCGGTTGGCTTAACGCCGGGGAGGAAATAGGTGAGCAGCTTGGTGCTGCCGTAGTTGAGCGAGGACCGCCACTTGGCCGCAGTTTTGCTGATCGTGTTGGCGTTCTGGTAGATGGCCTCCGCTGCATCGGCGAACGCGCCGTCAACGTCCTCCGGTGTGTGGCGCCCCGTCCATTCGCCCATCTGGCGGGCGAGGGCCTCACGGTTGGCGAGGGATGCGTCGAGCGCCGACTTCCAGAAGGCGCGGTCGGGGCCGCCCAAGGCAATGGAGAGCGATGTCTCCAGCATGCCCATGAACTTGCTACTAAAGATCCGGCGACCAACCTCCTTGGCATCGGCGACCTCAAACTTGTTCTGCGTAGTCAGCTTGGAGAGCAGGCGCAAATGGTCGATACCGGCGGCAAGGTTCTGGCCGAATGTGGCCTGCGGGTTCTGCCTTGCGTTCCACTCCATGCCCTTTTGCACGTCCCAGATCGGAGTGAGCAGAGACTTGAGGCGCCCCGACTTCACTCGGTCGCCTGTCTTGCCTCCGCTAAAGATGCTGCCGCGACCGCCGGCAATGTTCATAGCCGTGTCCGCGCCAGCATTGGCCACGAACTGGATCACGTTGCCGCCGATGTTTCTGATCCACGTCTTGGGCGAGAACAGCATCATCAAGTAGCTGAACGCCCGCACCTTGATCCAGAAGTCCACCGGGACAAGGCTGTGGATCTCCTCAAAAATGCGACCGGCGAGGACAAGCTGCATGTCTTGATCGCCCTTGGCCTCATTAAGCTGGCGGGTCAGATCCTTCAGCTTGGCGCCAAGTTCTGGCGTCATGGTCGGCAGCTTGGCCATGAGTGAAAGGCCGGCCACAAAGTCTTCGTCGGTGATGCCGTCGCCATTCAATCGGGCAACCAGCTTGCTCCATATCTTGAGGAGTTTCGGCTCCTTCGGCTTGCGCTGCGCGGCGGTGGAGCGTCGAGCCTCGTCAAGAACCTTGTAGAACTTGCCGGTGATGGTGGCGGAAAGTGAATCTGCCTCGCTCTTGCTGAGGCCCGCGCCTTGCAAGATTTCCGAGATTTGTTTGGTCGCCTCTGCCTTGGTCGCCTTGCTCATTAAAACAGAGCGGACAGACGATAGCCTTTGCTGGCTCTCGGTCTTGTTTGGGATTCTGCGCTTGACCTTCTGCGCAATCTTCTCGCCGCCATGCTTGCCCTCAAGAATGACATCGTGCGCGATGTTCTTGCGGGTAGCGGGCAGCCCCTTTTCCGTTTCGGCAATGTCGTTCTGCGCGGCGCGGATCTGCTGCTGTCTCTCTTCGGGAAGGGAGTCGATGTGCTGCTCGATGATCTGGTTGGCGTAAAAGACAATGCCCTCCGGTGTTAGGCGGGACATCATGGCGAGCACGCTGATGGTCTGGCCAATGCTTGTGGCGCGGCGGGACATGATTCGGACAACGCGGGCCTGCCGCTGATGCTCGCCCATCGCGCCGAGACGCGCTGCCATCTCAAGGCCGATGGCGAAGTCAACCGGAGTTGGGGTCAGCTCATCGGTGGAAAGATCAAGAATGCGCTGCTCGGCGGCGTCCAGGCCGTTCTCGTTGATCCATGCCTTGGCCTGGTCGGCCGTCCCCTCCAGCGTGATCGGCACATACTCACTGCCAAGTTCAGCCTTCGCCTCCTCAGTAATGGCACCACTCGCTTTCGCCTTCTGCTCAAACTGTCTCGGCTTGGCCTTCGGGCGCACATCGCCGACCGCTCCGGTCGTGTCGCTGTAAGGGCTGTCCTTGTAGGCTTGGACAATGCGGTCAAATGCCTGTTTCAAAAACGAAGCAATGCCCTGGCCAAACTCCTTGACCATCTGGCCAGCCCACTTGCCGAAGCTCATGCCGGCGCGGTAGATCGTCTTGCCGTATTCGACTAGGTCTTCAACGATGGACAAGTCAATCGCGCCAGATTGGGCGGTTATCTTTTTGATGCGGGCGCGGGATTTCTTGGCGGGGGTGTTGGGGTTGCCGGCCTCAAACATCTGAATAGTCTCAAGCCACTCGTTGCCAATTCTTTCTGGGATGACGGTTGATACGTCTACAACCAAGTCATTCTTCTTGCTCTGTATTGGCATTATTACAGCGAGCGCACCGTTGTCTCCTCTCAGCAGAATCGGAGTTGTTACGCCCGCCTCAGTTGCAGGCGCGGTTGCCGCTCTTACTGTCTTTGCCCCAGAAGCGACAAGTGCCTCTACCGAGTCTTTGACGTAGGAAGGATCAAGAAGCGCGCCGCCAATCATTATCTTGGCTGGGCTTACGGCCAACTTGCCTACTGTCTTGTTGACTCCCGAGAGGACTGTTCCTGCTCGCCGCGCTTTTTCAATGTCTATGGAGTGTAATGTAAATGACCTGCTAAATGTTGGGATTACCTGCTTCCAATTCGGAAACTGACCCTGAATTTGGCGACCATCGACAGTGGCGATAATACGAGACTCGCCATCAACCTTCTGAGGCATGACAAACATGCGCTTCCCGTCCGTGGCAACGACGGCCTGCGACTCGGCGTCGTAGTAAACGCCCTCCAAGACAAACCGAGTTGCGTCGGTTGATGTGTGGGACTTGGCTGCAACGTCTGGGGCAGCCGGCTTGAGGGGCTTGATTGCAACCTTGCTTAAATCAACGCGGCCCGGAAGCGCCGGCCCTTCATAGGGGAAGGCGTCTTTGAACTTCTCTAGGCTTGGCAGGGGTTTGCCGGACTCGGCCGCCTCAATGATGGAGGCAACTATGGTTCCATCGGCGACCGCCTTGAACACGGCGAGCTTTTTGTCTTCGGTATTTTTGGCCGCCCTAAAGTCTTGGGCGAATGATGATGTTGCCGCCGCTGGTTGCGCTGCGGGTTGTTTGGCCAAGTAAGACAGCACCCGCTTCCCTCTGCCGCTGAATGGCAGGGCAACAATGTCTTGCGCTGCCTGCCTAGGAAGCATCGGGACAAATGGGGCGATAGCGTCCCTTGCATCTTGCGTCAGTATTTCTGGGTCCATTGTCCCGGCCGCAACGGAAGCAAGCGCCGCCGCTTGGTCTTCGCTTAAGTTAATGGCGGGGCTTGCCGTAGCAGGCCCCGATCTCTTTCCACGCTTGGTGGATGAGCTAGATTGTTTTTGTTTGGCCTTCCCAAACACATGAAACTCCGCAGCCTGCTCGCCACCCAAGTCGGTGCCCGACTCATAGCGGATGCCCTCAAAGCCGCGCGCCTGCAAGACGGTCTTGGCTTCAGCGTCAAACTCTGGGGCGAAGGGCTCATTCTTGAGTTCAAGCTCGTCCTTCAGCGTCGGCTTGTCGGTGGCGGTGTAAAGATTCTTGGGCAGGGTTTCCGGCGTGGCTTCGTCAATGGTGCCTTCGGTTCCGGTCTGCGCGGCGTAGTTCTCGGCAACCTCGCGGCTCTCGGACCAGAACTGGTCGCCGCTTGAATAGTCAACGTCGGGCGATACGCCACGGAATATCTTTGGTGTTGCTGGCGGCCCCGAGGGTTGTTGCCTTTGCAATCCAGAAAACACATCCGCTTCCGCATCCATCTCGGGCGCGGTCGCCGTGTCATCGGCAAGATCAAATTGGAATGTTGGTGCCGCCGGCGGCTCCGTCACAATCGTCTCGCTCGGCTCTTGGACAACTTCAAAGTCTTGGCTCGGGTCAAAGGCGGGGGCGGCGGCCACAGGTTCAGCGGCGGCCGTGGTCGCATCGCCAAAGGTTTCTTCTATTACCACCGTCTCAGCGGCGGGCGGTGGAGTGAAGGGAGCGGGTTGGGGGGCGGCGGCGGGTGCTGCGGCGGGTGCGGCTGCTGGCTGCTGACCCTGCAACGCCTGCACGCCGGTTCCAACCCCAACCTCAATCATGCTGGGGGCGATTTCTCCCAATCCTTCAGCGCCAACCTGCCTGACGCTAGTGATCTCGCCGGACTGTGATATTTGGCCGGCCGCCTCGCCGCCCATGCCGAGCACCGACTGAACGGCGGTCTCAACCATGCCCTTGCCTAGCTTGGCCAATACCGTCGCGGGCTTGGCGCCCATGACGCGGCCAGCAATCAGCGCGCTTACCGTGTCGAACGCGGCTACGGGAATAGCTTTCTTTTGGGCAAACTCTCGCGCCACCTGCATGCGTTGCTCGTCTTGCAAGGCTGCGCCCAACTCTTCGGGGCTGCCCATGTTCACGCCAGCCTGCTCCAGCGATTCCAAGATGCCACCCGCCATCTCCAAAGAATAGCTCGCCGCCCCGCCAGATTGGGCAAAGCCGGCCAGCGCGCCGGTCGCTCCCGCCGGAATCGCCCCGATACCAAATGCAGCAGAGCCAATGGCCACCCCAGACCCAGCGCCAATGGCTACACGGGCGGGCGCTTTCTCCACCATTTGCGAGGCGTAGGAGGCGAGCGAGTCGATCATCAACTCATTGACCACGCCAACAGGGTTGCTGGTAAATGCTGACCAGCTTTGCTGTGGTGTGGCGTTGTCGTCCATCACCATCTGGAACTCGGCAGACGGCGGGTTCTGAGCGATCTCGCGCTGGATCTCGATGATCTTGGTCGGATCGGGTTCTGGCTGCTCCATCTCGCTGGCCAAGCGACTTAAAGCCAGGCCGCGCCTTGCCGCATTCAAGCCACCCTCGATCAAGCCAGTCTGGCCGTCATCGACAACCTCAAATGCTTGCGAAGGATCAAAGCGTGGAGCGCCGCCGGCTTGCGCCTGCGGATCTTCCACCACCTCAAAGGGCTGGGTGGGATCAAATGCCATAGATTGGATTAGGGCCCGGTGACGGGAACCGGAGCGCCGTTGACGATCTTGTAGGTCACGCCATTTTGGCGAACAACGGAGCCTTCACGGAGCTGCTGCGGCGTGGGCGAGGGCGCCGCCGTGGGCGCATTGGTCGCGGCCATTCCCGGCCCGCCGATGCTAGGCATGGGGCCGCTGCCCATCGGGTCGGCGGCATAGCCCATAAGGGGCTGGCCGGTCTGCGGGTTGACCATCGGGACGGCGTTGGTCGGATTCACCATGGTCATAATCCCCTGCTGGGTATTCTGCACCTTGGGCTCCACCACCTGCGGTGTGCCATCTGGCTTGACCAGCACGTCAATGACGCGGCCTTCGGCGTTGGTCAGGGACATAAACTGCGGCGGTTGCACCGGCTGCGCTGGCATCATTGCGGCTTGCAACTTCTGCTTATTGAACTCTTCGGCCGTTTTGACCGCCTGCTCGTATTCCAAGTCAGTCGGATCATAGCCGGGTTGGACACCCTTCATGCGAAAGATGTCGTCAACGGTAAGAAGAACTTTATTGGTATCCATATTCTAGGGGCCTTGGGCGCCTTGGTAGCGGTATCCATACTTGTTGCGCGACTGCGGGTCAGTGTTAGCGCCTCCCTGCCGATACTTGTCCCAAGCCTGCGCCTGGAATCCGGCCGACTGTCCTGCCGCAAAGGGCGCAAACATCCCTTGGCGCAAAAGATCAAAGACCATTGGCTTTTCGCGCCGCTCTAAGTTCATAAAGCTGTCCCTTATTTCGGGCTTGATTACCTCAATGTCCGACATAAAGCCAACGGCCTTGTCCATGGCGCCGGACATAGCTTTTTCGTCTGCCATTTCGGCAATGGCCCCGCCAAGCTGCATCAGCCCGTCCATAAGCATCTTTTGATTATACCGCTTCTGCTCCTGCTGGTTCTGCTGGTTTCCTTGTTCAATCTGCCAGAATTGTGCTGGTGTCATAGTGTTGTTCCTTAGTTGGTTGTTATTGGCTGCCAAAATATCCCGTAAGGCCGCCGACAACGGCGCCGCCCGCCGCGCCATACGGACCCAGCGCCGAGCCCATGGCTGCACCCGAGAGGGCACCGCCCGCCGCGCCCATTAAGGCATTAGAGCCGCCGGCCGAGCTAAACTGCCCGCCCGAATACATCGGCGAGAGTCCCTGCGCACCCGACACCATCTGCATCGACTGCGGCGTCACGTTGGCATACGGCGAGCCCATGCCCAGCGCCATCATTCCCGGGTTGCTGCCCAAGGCGAAGTTGTAAGCGTTCTGGCCCAAGCCCATCCGCCGCATCCGCTCCTGCTCGGCGAGCTGGGCCGACTGGCCGAGGATGCCGAGGTCTTGAGCCCGGCGTTGCTGGACGTAGCGATCACGGTTAAGCAACTCGGCACCGATACCAGCATTGCCCGTTGCCATGCCGCGTGCCGCCATGGCCGCCCGCGCCTGCTGCGTGGCATCCCGAGTGTCCTGCGCGGAAAGCATGCCGGCCCGCTCGCCGACCGCACCCTGCAACTGCGCTTGCAGGCGAGTGTATTCCGGCGAGGAAGTGTCGGCCGCGTCCAGTTGTGCCAAGAGCGCATTGCGGCGCCGCATCTCGTCGGGCATGGCCGCCTCGTAGCGTTGGCGCAGGCTGGCGTCACCGAGCAGGCCGAGGCCGAAGTCGATGTTGCGCCGGTATTCTGAGCGGCTGGCCGTTCCAGCGGCGCGGGCCATCGGCCCCACGTTAGCGCGCTGAATGGCAAGTTGCTGCTGAAGCAGGTCTGCTGATTGCCCCACATCAAGTGTCGGTGCTGTTGGTTGTGATCCTCCCATTCCCATAATGTTGTCCTCCTATTTGTTAAATCGTTTGATTAGTTTGTCCCAGTGGTGTGCCCGCCAGCGGCCGTCGTTGTTGCGTTGCCAGACCAGCCACTTGTGTTTGCGTGGCGCGATCCGCATGCCGCCGGTGATGACATTATGCCCCGCCGCCAACTTGCAGACCCAAGCGTTGGGCTCGCCTTCGGTGAATTGCTTTTGCTCCTCATCCCAGTGCGCCTCCCAGCCCAGCACGAACAAGTCGGCTGACGAATGCACCAGCCCGCCCACGATGCACTTGGACACCGCCTCGATAAGCCGCTCGTCCGGGCAGTGATCCTGTTGCCATTGTGCTGCTTTTTCCCATGGGGTCATCGGATAAACATGACGTTGACATACGACACGTTAAGCTCTGCTGCTGTTGTGCTGTTTGCCACGCGAACATCACAAGCCATCGCCGTTTGGGCGTGCGTGTTGTTTCCCGAGACAAGTCCGGCCACATTTGCAGTGGTGTGGTTTGCAAATCCCGCCAAAGCGTAATTCTCATCCGGCAACGCCGTAGAAAAGTTGACGGCATAAATGCCGACCGCATTATAGTAAGTCACGCTGGCCACATTGCCAGAGGCGCGTATTGCGCGGCGAGGCAGCGTTACGTTTCCGCTCGTTGTCCCACTTGTGCCGTGGGTGACGGTGAATTGTGTGGTTGTTGGGGCCGTCAAAACAGTGAAGGCTCCGTCAGCCGCGACTCCGCTTGTGAAGTCTAATTGGACCTTGTGACCGGCCTTTAGTCCGTGGGCAACCGTTGTGTCCACCGTTACGGTTGTCCCAGTCCTGCTATACGTTCCTCCAATATTGTCTGCCGTTGTGCCGTCGAAGTTGACCCAAGCCCTGCACCCATAGATCGGAGCGGAGCCGGTCTGTGCTCCGTCGAGCTTGGCCGCCGTGACCGCAGCGCCGGCGATGCTGGCCGTGGTCACGCTGGTGGCTGGCAGCGTGACGGTCTTGCCGGTTAGGTCCAGTGTGCTGGCCAGCTTGCCGGCCGTGATTCCGGCGCTGGCCGAAAGATCGGCGTCCACGATATTGCTGATTGCAACAACCGGAGTCTGCGCGGCGTTGAGCGTGGCGGGCGTGACGGTCTCGCCGGTGACAAATCCGGTCGGTGCGTTGTGTCCTTTGGTGACGGTAATGGTTGCCATAATGTTTTAAGCTGCGTGACGTGTTTCGGTTTGTGGGAGACTGGGAATGGCGGCCTCAATGGAGACATTGCGGATCTCTGGCCGGTTGGCGTTGGTTAGGATTTCCAGCTCGCAGTAGTGAGCCTTGGCCCGGATGGGCAACTTCAAGCTGAAGTCGTTGCCGGCGCCCGTGGTGTTTTCCAGCCCAGGCACCAGCACTTCGGTCTTGTCTGGGTTGCGCAAGTTGGCCGTCACAGTGATCGACCCGGTGTTGGGCAGCACGGCGTCGGCCAGAGCGCGGGTGAAGCGTTTGCTGCTCATCGTTCCCATGCCGTAGCGGCGTGTGAGGATCTTGCCGGGCACCGCGATTGTGAGATTGACCTCAGCGTCCGCAGACTCGTCGCCCGCCTCAACCTCGTCCATTAGCATTAGCTTGCCGGCTTGGCTGCTGATCATTACGCGGCGGCGGTCGTCAATGTCAGCGACCAAGAAGTCGTTGACGCCGACTCCGTAGATGTCGCGGGTTTCCCAAGCCTCGTTGAGCTGGTTGTAAATAAAGACGCCGTTGTTGCTGTCAACCGCCGTGGCCAGCGGCACGGCTAGGAAGTAGCGGTTGTCAAAGTAAAGGGCCGTGGAGTATTCAACGAGGTCAGCCCGCAGCCCTTGGAGCTGGTCAGCGATGGGATCGCTCAATGGCTTGGTCTCGCCGCGCAGCTTGAGGTCCAGCTTGGTGTCCAGCCGGTAGACGCCGGAGTCGGAAAGGAAATAGATGAACTGCCCAGCCGTGCAGATCGTCCGGCGGGCCGCGCAGCCGATCTCGTCGGTTAGCAGGTCAAGGCGGCTCACCGCAGTGTCGATGGCAAAGTCACTACCATCCACCGCCGAGGTCTGGCTGATGGTGGCAATCCAGATGCTTTTGCGGCAGAAGACCAAGACCGCGTTGTCCACCCAGGGATGCACCGCCACGATCTTGTCGTTGCCGCCCACGCCAACCCGGAAGGATTGCCAGAATAAGTCAAAATTATCTGGGTCAAGCACATCACTGAGCATGACGTTTTGCTTGCCGTCAGGAATCACCAAGCGGTTGCCGATGTAGCTGCCCCAAGGCGCCGACCGGAGGCGGCGGAAGGTCACGCCAACGTCCGGAACGCCAGCCGTTGAGCGGACAAAGCCGGTCGCAGGGTCGCCGGTCCAGTAAAGCGGAGCCTTCACCCGGCGGACCTTGATGTTGGCCGAGGCGTCCGAGGGAGTGCCGGTTGGGACGGTGATGGTGAAGTCGTTGGTGTTTAGGCTGGCGGCCTCCACTTGAAACTCATGCCCATCGAAGGCCGCGCTGCTGCTTTCCTCGATGCGCACGCGGGCGCCGGCGGGGTAGCCGTGGCCGGTCACATAGACTGTGGCGACCGTGCCCGTGACTGAGACGCCGCTCGCCGTGGTGTATTTCTGCTCCCAGCCGGCCTGCGAAGCGTCGGCCTCCCGAAAGAGATACATGCGGTCAAACGCTTGCACCATCGACACGGTATCTGAGGGCTGCACGCCTTCACCGGATGGATAGACAAGCGAGGAGGGCAGCCGGGCGATGACCAGCTCCTCGCCGGCGCCAAGGTCAAGGTTGTCGGTGCCGTCTATGGCGAGCACTCCGCTGGCCCAAGCCGCAGAGAACCGCAGGCTTCCGTCCGTTAAGTAAACGTAGGCGCGGTCAGCGGCGGCCAGCAGGGTGACTTCCATGCTGTTGGCCTCATCGGGCGAGCGCATGACGGACGCGGCAAAGATGCCGCCGTCGTAGCTGTTGCGCACGATGGGGCCGGGATCGGTCAAGACGAAGGGCACAGTCAGCGGCACCTCGCCTGGGGAGATGTCGTCGGCCAGCCGCTTGAGGCCGCGCCTTGTCACGGCAACGCCACGGTCAAGCCGCATGTTCTCGCTAAGTTGGAGCATGCCGGCGGGCAACGTGACGGGGTTCATGCGGCTGGAGTAGCCAATAAAACCCATCTCGCCGTCGCGCTGGACTGGACTTTCAAGAGACATTAAGTGGCGATGAGGCCGAGGGTGCGCAGCTTGCCGAGCAGGGCGTTGAGTTGGGTGATGACGCTGGCGGCGTCCGTGGCGTCGGCCACTGCGGTGGGCTGAATGACCGGCGTGGCGTTGTAAAATCCGAGCTTTTGCGCGGTCGCCGTTCCGACCTTTGTTCCGGTCGTAGTTCCAAGCACAAGGTTCACGCCGTCAAACACGGTCTTGTTGCCTGACAGGTTGAGAGCGGCCGATACCAAGTTGCTGACCGAAATCTTCTTGGTCACGCCGCCATCGGAAATGACAAGGAGGTCGGCGGCTTCCGGTGTTGCGGCGAGTTCGTCGGTGATCTGTGAAATTGTCTTGGCCATAGTCGTTGATTAGTTCAGTGCTGCTTTTAGTTTGCTGCGAAATCTTGCCGCATCACCGGGGCTGATGTCGGTCTTCCTGCTGGGGGAAACTTGCTGGTG